CACTTGGCTCGTAATGTTCTTTTTCAAAATTAGCATAATCTAACATATTCATCTTACAGTGTTCTCCTTTATTACTTGTTGTGTTAATTCTTTATCAAAATCGTATTTAAAAAATTGTCTTTGATACATTTGACCATAATCATTAAATAAATGATTCTCATCATTATAGCCAGCAACATCATACACATCACCGTAAGTTCTATAGTATTCGTCACCTGTAATCATTTCTACTTTAGAAGTACCAGTAAAATTGGTTGCTGTTTCTTTGTAATTTTTATCACAATACGCTTTTACTTTATCTTTTAAAGATTGTGAATTTAAACGATTTAATTGTGATAATGATACGTTTCTAAAAATTGTGTGATAAGAAAAGAAGTAAGGATCGTATTTTTCTTCACTATCATAATATTCTCTAGCATAAACTAAATGTAAAGTACCTTGTTTTGTCATCATACGTATAATATACAGGAGTTTTTTCTATAAATCAAGCACTTTTTTTACTTTTTTTAATCAAAAAACCCTTATTTTTCAATGTTTTATAGGGTGTGACAGTTTGTCAACCAATATGTTCTTATTTTGTTCTACTATTTCCAGTTATTTTTGACCCATTCTTGTTTCGAATCGTGTGGATTTGGACTGCCGTGAAAGACACATACCTTAGCTTCTGGATGCTGTTCAAAGGTCCATTTATCTTTATGATACCTAGTTCCTGATCTGTCATACCATTTATATGATTGTGTCCAACTGTCTGGAAATGAAATGGTATCTTTATGTTTCTTTATTAAATCTGATATGATATTTTGGTCACCGTGATGTTTTTTAAAATCACTTCGTCTTTTTATATATTCTTCCCATATCAATTTACTTGTAGTTGTATTATTAAACTTCATTATACTAGAATTAAAATCACCACTACTAGGATTAAAGTCGTTCATACCTACAAAATTATGATCTTTACCATAAGTAAAAAAACAATCTATGTTTTTAACTATCACTACGTCTAAGTCCATATATAATGTATTACCAATCAGATTAGCTTCTGGACTAAACAATTGTAGTTTATTAAACCAACCTTTAAAGTCGTGTCTTTGAAATTGACGAAATATTATTTTATGACCTGGTAGTGTTCTTTTTAGTCTTCTTTGAATAATGGTACTATCAGTAAAACAAATAAAGTTATGTGGTAATGTTGTATGACGTTGTACCATATTATATAACTTTTCAACATATTCTATTAAGTATTTGTCGCCGTAGTAAACACAAGCAAAATTTAAATTAACCAATTCCATATTGCCCTCAATGCTAATAATAAGTACATTAGTTCCATTAATGCTCTAGGTATGTCTTTATCTTTTATACCCATATAAATCCATATACTACAAGATACACAAGCAACTGTCCAACCTAACCATTGTGTTGTAACATCAGCATCGGATAATATAAAAGCACTTATGATTGCTAATATAAAACCTGTCCAACGCCAACCGTTTATCTTTTGATAATATCTTATTTTCATCTTAAACCTTGTTTCATTAAAGTTTCATAAGCAAGACCACTTTCTATTTCAGGTATTGTAAATTGATTTTCTACAACAAATTTAATCCATTCATTTATTGTTTTTCTACCAGGTCTTATAGGTTTATTAATCTTTGTAATATTTCTACTTGTAATTTGTGAAGTAACATTTAATTGATGTGTAAATGCTGGCACCATATTCATTACAGCATCTATTGCTGACAATGACATATTAGTTACTAAGGCGTGACAATCTTTTAAGTCATCTTTTATATCTGTATTCCAAAATTCATTACTAGGTCTAGGCTTTTGCCTTACTCGTATTTCTTTATCAGTCCACTTCTTTAATTCACCTGTAACTTGATACAACCAAGTTTCTTGGTCGATACCATTTATGTGATATGTTACAGTTGGAGATGAAGGACATACTAATATATGTTTTGTTTCACCAGTTAACCAACCTTTAAACTCTACATCTATACCTTTTGCTACTAATTCTGATACTCTACGACCATCACCAACGGCACCATTTTGTGTATGAATATTACCTTTACATATTCTAAAATATGTTCTATCTTTATCGTGTATTTTAGGTATAGGATACCTTGTGATTTGTTCTGTAAAATAACCTACATCAATATACCACCATTCTTCGCCTTTTGCTTTTACTTCAGCAATCTCTTTAGTATTATTACCACCCAATCCCCAAAAGAAATGTATAGGTCTATCTTCGTCTTTCCAACCTTTTTCTATAGCAGGAAAGATTTGATGTGATAAACAATCACCCCAGGATAACTTATGACATATAATCATACATACCTCATATTGTTTCTGCTTACTTTTTCATAAGCAGTGCCGTCCTCAATTTCTTTTAATGTAAATTGATTTGCTAATAAACTGTATATCCATTTTTCTCTATTGTCTGGATAGATAGGACTTTCTATTTCTGATATGTCTAATTTAGATACAGGTTGACCACACGACATACCATCACAAAACGATGGCACACCATTTAGTATGGCATCAATACAACCAGTAGATTGTAAAGATACACAAACAAATGCTTCTTCTAATTGTTTCTCTAAACTTTCTTTTGTATCTTTTGTTCTAACTACAATATCTCTTTTTGTAAATTGTTTTAAATATGATACTGTATTTTCTGCCCAATCAGGCATATTAAAATACTTTTCTATATGATGTGACGGTGCTAATACAAGTATATAACGACCTTCTTTTTTCCAAGGTTTAATTTCAATATGTTTTTTATACTTTTCTATTCTTTCAAAATCTTTGTCATTAAGTTCATCAATGTACGTTAATGAATAATCATTTTTAGTTATACGATATACTTTATCATTAACATATGGACTTTTACCGTGTCTACCACCTAATGTATATGCGTGGTCAAAGTAATAAAAGATTTGAGGTATAGCTAAACACTTTTTAATTAAATCACCTGTGCCACGTAAGATACCAAATACAGCAATAGGTGTTTTTAAATTTTCAAACGTTTCCCATACTGTTTGTTCATACTGATCTACAGGTGCTTTCTTTTTATGTAATACACCATTGACACTTTGAACAAATGCTCTTATCGGTTTATCTGTAGTTTCTCTTGTTTCAAATCCTTGTATCATTTTAACTCTATTTTAAAACAGTCTGTATAATAATTAAACCAGTTTTGAGCATAATCACAATTAGAATAATCCTCAAACCAAGGTCCACCTTCGGTAAAATGTACGTTCTTAATATCTTCTTTGTATTCATATTCACCAGCTAACCAATTCCATTCTAGTGGTAAATCACCAATTAAATGATCTCCCTCTAACCATTTAAATTGATGTAATTCTAAACCAGACGCTTTGTTAACGTAGTCAGGTGTTAAAGTAGTACACTTTTTACAATTCATAAGCATAAAACTAGACCAGTTCTTTTTAGGATAAACTGTCTGTACTTGATTTAGAAATTTTGTTTGATTTTTAGGAGTGTAATCGTGTTTACATACTTGTACAGCATATCGGTCATCTCTTAAACGCCAGAGTTCAGCAATATCAGCTTCCATAATCATATCACAATCCATAAACAATGCCCAACCTTGATAGTTCATAAGGTGTGGTATAATAAATCGACTAAAAGAAAATTCAGTAGAAGATAGATTGTTTCTTTCTCTTACAAAATCATCTTTTATATTGTTTAAATAAATTGGTGTAATTGCTACAGGTTTAGTTGAGTTTTTTAATATGCTATATGATAACACATTAAATGCCACCTTCTCTTTACTATCGTAACCTATAAAAATGTTTATCATAATTTAAACTCAGCTGATTTACCAGCCGCCTTTCTATTTGGTCCTTTTGTATGGTCATATACCGTTCCTAGTATTGACCTTGCTTGTACGTGGCCTAATTTACCATCTCCAATATCGTAATTTTTTGTGCCTCTATTTTCAAATTCTTTTCTTACATAATCCCATATAAAACTATCGTGTTGTTCTTTTAAATTATATATGTCATCTGTATCGTATAGTGATTTCATTCTGTTTGCATATGCTTGAGTATCTTTGTGTTTCATATTCCAATATAAAAAACCACATTCACTATAATGACTACCTCTACCTAGATATGTCATCATACAATTATCCCTATGAATGTGTTTTTTAACCCAATCTGCGTCAATAGGTTTATAAAACACACTATCAGCGTCAATACCAATAATACCATCATATTCTGTATAATTCATTAAAGCGTGTGTATATGCATAAACTTTATAACAAAATCTAACACCATCTTGCCAATAATCTTTTATAAAATCTTTGCCTTCAAATCTATGTTTATTTCTCTCTACAAATGCTTTACAATCTGGTATAGCCTCCATCATACCCTCATCTTCGTTATAAACAATATAAGGAAAATCCCAATTATAAGTCTTTTCAAATCTATGAGCATACTCTTTATATAATCTATTATTATAAGTTGTTACAGCTATTATTTTCATATTGTCATCCCATAAACTTTCTTCCATACTGCGAAGTTAAGAGTACAAAATAGTTCTTTTTGAGCATAAAGACCAATTGGTTTTTTTATTTTTAAGTCATCATTTTGAAATTCTTTATTGTTTAAATATCTATTTTCAACATCTTTCATATCATACTCAAATATATCCATAAGTTCTTTATCGTTTAATATTTCTCTAATATAATCTTTTAAGATACCTGTATTAGGTGCTGGCTGACTCTCTCTACCTATCAGTATTTCATCTGTAGGAAAACGCCAACCTGTTTTAATATGATTTAAAATATAATCTGGTAACTTACCCTTATATGCTCTTTTTTGTAATCTTTTATGATATAATTTTGGTTGTTTAAAAAATCTTTTATCAATTTTTAAATGACCTGGTATAGCTCTTACATAATCTCTTAATGTTTTATTTAAAATAGGAAATCTACCCTCCATACTAAATCGCATACCTAATTTATCGTTTCTTACTAAAAAATCTTCAGCTAAAGCATTTAAACTTTCTGTGTATAAGAAATCATTTAAATTATCATTATTTTTTATTTGTTGAGTAGGCAACCATTCATTTAAATATTCTACTTGGTCATTAAAACTACATTCTAACTCAGAATTTTTTAATGGTATATTGTTGTGACGCAAATTTTTTAATCTACTAGACCAGTTAAAAATAACATTATTTAACTCATATAAGTATGGATTATGATGTTTATATCCAGCAAATAACTCGTCACCACCATCACCTGCTAATGTAACAGTAATATCATTTGTAGCCATAAACTTATTCATATTATAATAAGTTGGAAAACTTTTACCTTGTCTTGGTTCTTCTAAAGCATAAAAGGTATCTTCTAATGAATCAACATAGTCTTGTTGTGTTTGATATAACACATTATTTTCAATACCCCAATCTTTACATAATCTTTGTGCGAGTTTACTATCTTCGTTTAATTTACTCTTTGCTTTGTCTGTTATTTCAAAACTAGATGTAAATGTTCTAGGTTTTACACCTAGTTCTTTCATCTCATAAAGTATAGAAGTTGAATCTAAGCCACCAGATAAAAATAAACCTATGTTTCTACGACCCAATAAGGTTTGATTTACAGAATAGTTTAGTTTTAATTGTGTTTGTTCAGCAACAAAGTTTTCATCTAAATTAGTTGGCACTAATAAATCATATTCTAATAAGTTATGACTTTGACCATTTACTAAAACTTGTCCTGGTACTAACTTTTTAATGCCCTCAAACATAGTAAGGTAACCTGGCACATAACCTTGATTATAATATAAACCCAATGCCTTTTTACAAATTCGTCTTTCAAAACCACATTCTAATAAACTTTTTATTTCACTAGAAAAATATAATTTATCTTTTAAATAACCATAATATAATGGTTTTGTACCATTTGTATCTCTTGCTAATATTAATTCTTTTGTGGTCTTATTGTAAAACGCAAGAGCAAACATACCATCACACTTCTTTAAAAACTCCCAGCCTTCATTCTTTAGACCAATTGCTAATGTTTCTGTATCTGTTTTTGGATTGTGTGATAGGTCTTTGTAATTATAAATCTCACCATTGAAAACTAATATACAATCTTCATAATGATAAGGTTGTTTACTATCTTTTACTTCACCAACAATTGATAATAGATTATGACCTAATGTAATATAATCATCTTCAAATATACCATTACCATCAGGTCCTCTATGATGAGCAGCCTTCACCATCTTTGCCATTAAATCTGGCTTCGTATCAAGTATTCCGTGTATCGCACACATTATTGTATACCCATTCCCATATTGTACTTACTTTTTCTGGTGTGTAAAATTCTTCTACGAAACTTTGACCATCACCAACTTTTTTAATCACTTCATTAGGATTATTTATCGCCCATTTTATACCTTCATTTATATCACCAACCCACATATAATCTTTTAATTTTACCCAACTAGGTATTGTAGCATTTGTAATAACAAACTTACCTTGTCTGATTGCGTCAATCGGTCTATTATGTCCTTTATACTTTGTCATAGCGTGGTCGTTATTTACAGGTAATAAAACTAAATCTGATTCTCTTACCATCTTACCTTGTGCCTCAAAACTCCAAGTAATTGGTCCTTGATCTGACATCTTTTGTAAATTAACTTTAGATAAATCATATTTGTTCCAATCAATTTGTTTTAAATTACCATAACTACCATAATAACAAGCGTTGTAAACTTTTTTAGTTTCAAAGTTTATAGGTTCTTGTTCTCTTTCTGTAGGGTCTGGCACAATATAAACAGGTTTATCTGTTTTTGTTTCTATAAGTTTTTTTAATTCACCACAAGTTGTTGTGATTGCTATTGCGTGTTCATTTGTATTTGACCATAGTTTTTCTAATTCAGGCCATTTATTATCGCAAATATCGTGTATATATGATATGTTATTGTTTCTTAAACTTTCAACATCTTTTTCCTTATGTATTCTACCTAACACCACAATGTCGTTAGTAAATGCCTGACCTATATTATCAATACATTTACCAACTAATCTTGCCCTTGCTCTGTATGAGTAAGGCTCTTGTTTACCTTTTCTGTCTGGTGTATAAAACTTTAACATAAACTTTCTAATAAACTTACAACCATACTATCAAAACTTTGTTCTCTTTGTTTAGATGTCATATTTGTTTTATCTACACTAGAATCTAAATGATCTGCAATTGTACATACTGATAAAGCTTGTTTATTAAATCTTTGAGCCATATTGTATAATATATGAGTCTCCATTTCAACTGCTAAAGTTCCTTGTTGTTGTAGTTCTTTATACCAATTAGGATTAGGATTATAAAAGTAATCACTTGAAACAATACTTCCTATATGTGTACTAGGACATTGTTTTACAAAGTTTTCTAATAAACTATAAGTAACACTTGGAGATATTTTATAACTGTTAACTAAATTACTTGTCATATTACTATCTGTACTTGCTGTTGTTGCGGCCACTATATCTCCTACTTTAACATTTTTAGATACACCACCTGCACTACCAACTCTTATAATAGTTTTTACATCATAAAAATTATAAAGTTCATATATGTAAATACCATTTGATGGCATACCCATACCACCTGCTTGTACAGAAACTCTTTTGTCTTTATAAAAACCTGTAAATCCTAAACAGTTTCTTACAGTATTTACTTGTTTAATATTTTCAAAAAATGTTTCTGCAATCCATTTGGCTCTTAATGGATCACCAGGTAATAAAACTACTTCTGCGTAATCACCCTTTTGTGCTTCTAAATGCGGTGTCATATAATTCTTTCCAACTTTTAACTCGTCTACCTTTATACTCTCTATTGTATGGCCAATCCATAATATATGTGGTTAATCCCACTTCATCACCATCTTTTGCATAATCAACTCTATCCTCAACCCAAATAAATTTTTCACCTTTATATAGTTCTTCTAGTGTTTGTTTTTTAGGTTTTGTGAAATCACCTGAACAATGAATATTATCAAATACATCACCAAATAAATGTTTTAAGTTTATTTCTCTTAATCTATGAGCATATTTGTCTTTACCAATCATAGTAATAACATCAAATCTCCAACCCTCATTTGCAAGTTTAGTTACATATTCAACACTATCTTTAAAAGCTGGTATAAAACCTAATGCGCCTGTTTGATTAAACATATGCACCTGTTCTAATGCCTCTTTTTCAGGTATTCCATATCTTTTTGATTGGTCAAAGTAATGGTCTGTATTAGGTAATCTAAAATAACCTTGTTCTCTCATCCAGACATCAAAAGCAAATGCCCAATCTAAAAGAACACCATCACAATCAGTTACTATTTTTTTCATAATTAATCAATAATCTCCTAATTTCAGGCCAAGTGCCTAAATCAATATAGTCTGCAACTTCAATTACTTTACTACCAAATATTGGTGTTTGTGTTATTTCGTTTTGTGTATGTTTCATTTTAAGTGTTGACTTTTCCATAAAGTTTATACACTCAAAAAAGTTTCTTTTTCTAAAAGCAAAGGCACACCAAAAGGCATTATACATTTCAACTTTATCTATAGGTTTATCTTCATACTCTACAACGTTACCCTCGGTGTTTACATAGATCGCACCTTTTGTTTTTAAAACTTCTTTACTATCTTCTTTCTTAACTAAAAAACTAAAACCAGTTTCAGTTAATGCTTCAGTTACAAGTGTAAACAAATCTTTGCCAGGTTGTAACTTCATTAATGTGTCAGGTAATAATACTAAATTGTGTTCACCAAATAAATGACTAGCACTTTTAATAGCACCTGTATATTCTTTCTCACTAGGATTTTGAAAAACAAAAGATATATTATATCTGTCTTTATACTTTGAAAGATATTTAATTAAATCTGTCTTATCTTCATTTATAACTACAACAAACTCTACCTGGTTTCTACCATAATCTTTGAAAAAATTAAAACAATTGTCAATTAATGCATTGTCATTATCTAATCTTAATATCTCTTTAGGATATGGTAGATTTAATCTTGTACCTTTTCCTGCTGATGGTAATATTACTGTTAGTTTCATTTATTATATCCAAATGTTAAAAAGTCTTCTTTATAAAAATTATATATAACTTCTTTTTGTTTATCATTTAACTCAATTTTGTTTTTTATAGAGTTACTATTACTTATAGCTTCTTTTAAATTTAAATAACTCCAAATACTCTTTTCTTCTAATTTAAAAAAAGGCATATTTGAAATATACCAATATGATTGTTTTCTAAACAAAATTCTATGACCTTTTTTTTCTAATGACCATAAATTTGCGTCAGGTTCATCTGTCATATAATTTAATATATCACTTAAACTAATTGATTTAATTTCTTTAATCAATTGATTATAGGCACTTACAAATCTTGTATATGGATTTCTTACTTGAAAAATCCATCCTTTTACATCATATCCTAAATCTAAAATTCTTTTTGGTGATGTATGGATTCCTTCTATTTCAATCCAATCCTTTTTAAGTTTTCTAATTTGGCTGGTAACACTAGTGCCACCGCATTTTGGTATGTGTACAAAACCAATATTTTTATCTGTAAATAATATCATATAAACTTTCTCAATGCCTCCAGTTTTTTATTATGCGACCAAGTGTTAGATGTTCTAGCTGTTATCCAATATGTATAATCAGGTAAAACTGCCTCTGGTAATAAATCTATTTCTTTAATTTGATGTTCGCACTTTTCTTGGTGTTGGGTTAAGTTTTCTATCTGCCACATATTCATAGGGTGGTCGGATTCGGGTGGATTTTTCAACATCAACATTGCTTGGTCTACAACTTTTTTTGCGGCTTCTGGTGTAAATATAGCTGCTGATACACCACCAAGACTACCTCTTTTTGGCCTTGATATTCGCCATTGGTCTACCTCTAGTTTTGTAGGTAAGTTCATTTCTTTTATAGGTAAACAATTAATTTGTGTTTCTAAAATATTTTGTTGATAGAGATATGGTAGATATAACCAACGCAATAGGTAAAAATGATTTTTTGTAGGATTTTCTGGAAACCATTCTGTAACATCATTAAAGTCAATCATATGGTCATAACACTTTTGTTTTTGTTTATCTGTAGGATTATGTAATGCTATATGTCTTCTTAATTCAGGATAGATTTTACTTGTTTGTTTTTCCCATAGGTCAAAATATAAATCAAAATAAATTCTATCAGCTGCACAATAAATTATCATAACCAACCTTTTGTATAAAATAACTATCTACAATATCTGAAATGGGGTTACCCACCTTTTCTGTATCAAATATTTTTTTTAAATTAATTTTAGTTTCTTTCTCAAATGCCTCATACATCATATCTTTATCAGCATTACCTTTACCTGTAGCGCTTTTTTTAATTACACTTGGAACTAATGTTTCATAATCAACACCAAACTCTTGTAGTCTATACTTTAATATACCACAATTTTCGGCTATTTGAAAAATACCTCTACCTTTAGAACCAAAGGAGTAACCCTCAATAAAAATTTTCTGACGTGTGTGGAAAGTTTCTTTTATTATATCAAATGCCCAATCTGATATTTGACTAAACCTATGAATAGGTGTTTTGTATTCTTTGTGTTCAGTACCCATAATATTTTTTGACATATCACCTATGTACTTTTTCTTACTTGTTAAATAAT